TCAAAGAGAATACTCTACCTCATTTGAGTTTGAACAGGTACGTGAGGATTCGTTTGCACACATCACGTGGCCCAAAGCACACCCTGCTGCAGGTGAGCCCATAGTCATGCGGGACTACCAAGTCGAGATTGTGAACAACTTCCTGGCCAACCCACAGTGCCTACAAGAAGTGGCCACAGGTGCAGGTAAGACTATTATGACAGCGGCATTATCAAATGCTGTCACACCATACGGACGTTCAATTGTGATTGTGCCCAACAAGAGTCTGGTAACACAAACAGAAAAAGACTACATCAACATGGAGCAAGATGTTGGTGTGTATTTTGGTGATAGAAAAGAATATGGGCGCCAACATACTATTTGTACTTGGCAAAGTCTAAACATACTGTTGAAGAATACCAAGGCAGGCACAGGCGAAGTGACCATTGACGAGTTCTTGGAAGGTGTGGTATGCGTTATCGTAGACGAAGTACACATGGCCAAAGCAGATGCACTCAAAACCTTGTTGACAGGGGTGATGGCCAGAGTGCCAATTCGATGGGGTTTGACTGGAACTATACCTAAAGAGAAGTTTGAAAGTCAGGCTCTGCTGGTAGGGCTTGGTCCGGTTATTGGTCGCTTGAGCGCCAATGAACTACAGCAACAAGGTGTGTTAGCCAATTGTCACGTAAACATTGTGCAATTGGTAGACTATGTGGAGTACAAAGAGTATCAAAGCGAACTCAAGTACCTGTTGGAAGAGTCAGGCCGATTGGACACCATGGCCGAACTGATCCGTAAGGTAAACGAAACAGGCAACACCTTGGTACTGGTAGACAGAGTTGCCGCTGGCAATGAATTGGTTGCTCGCTTGGGAGACAAAGCAGTATTTGTATCAGGCGCAACAAAAGGAACAAAAAGACAGGAAGAATATGATCAAATTGCAGACTCAACAGACAAAATCATTGTGGCCACCTATGGTGTGGCGGCGGTTGGAATTAACATTCCGCGAATCTTTAATCTGGTGCTCATCGAGCCTGGCAAGAGTTTTGTTAGGGTTATCCAGTCAATTGGTAGAGGTATCCGAAAAGCAGAGGACAAAGATCATGTGCAAATTTGGGACATCACTTCAACCTGCAAGTTTGCCAAGCGACACCTGACCAAACGCAAACAGTTCTACCGGGAAGCCAACTATCCTTTCTCTGCAGAGAAACTGGAATGGATGAAAATCGCTTGACTTTTCAATCACAATCCTGTAACATACAACTATGCGAATACTAACACTAGACAACACTTACTACGATCTAAATCAACTGCCTGAGGAAGTGGATGACATGCGTTTTGCCATACTTGACAACTCAAATCCAGCAGATCCAGACTATCACTTTATCCCGCTGATCTTTTTAGAGAGTTTTAATGCTCCTGCCTTGGTGTTGCGTATTGGAACACAAACAATCAAAATGCCCATGGACTGGCAGATCTTGATTGGCGAACCCGACGTTGGTGACCTTGAAGTGTTACCATTAACATCAATCAATGACAGAGGCTTCAAGGTATTCCAATTTAATCCTCTCAGCAGTTACAGGCCCTCTTTCCCGGATATTGAAATACTGGATGTGTACCACGAAGTCAACTGGTACGCACCCAAACTCAAGAACGGTCAAATGTTGGCCGTGCCTCTAAACGATGACGCTGAACCTGACTGTGTGTACTTTGTGAAAGATGTCAGTCGTAACTGTGAAATTGTCAACTACAATCTGGCCTGGTAATGTCGCAACTTAAACCTGACACCACTTACATATACGAACGTGCCAATGGTGTGGTTTATGCTCGGGAGTTTGGCGCTGATCCAGGTGACCGAACAGTAGTAGGATATGATTATGATCCCATCACAGGACAGAAAATACCACATGACTGGGATCCAAGAACAAACAACGGCAGACCTTTACATGATCACATTATGGAAGACAAGATGTGGGCTGAGATCCGGCGTGCCGCAAAGACCAATCTCACTTTACAAGATTCACTGGATCATGCTATAATGATCTACCGACTTACCAAGACTGATGAGTGATCGACTAAACATTGCCAACGAGATGCGCCAGTTCGATCGCAAGAATAGAGACTTCTATGACGAACTCACCGCAGAAGAGCGCAAGAAGTTTTCAAACTATCTCATGATACGTTGGGGGAGTTCAGTGGAAGGTTCAAGAGAAATACAAGAGTTCTATGTTATCAGTTGCAATGAGCGCCTGAACAAACACTTCTTTGATGTGAGTCGACATCCTAAACTACACTGGCTTATGGCTACAAGTGTAAGTCCTGGCATGGGCACACCAAGACATCCTTGGATAGCCCCCAAAAAGAAGGAAGCAGGACTCAGTGCCAAACGCAAAGCATTGATGGCCATGTATCCCACATACAAAGATGACGAGATAGACGTCATGTGTCAAATTACTACCCAGAAAGAAATTGACGAATACAATCGTCGTGCCGGCCAGGACAAAAAATGAACCTAGTGGTCAACGGTTGCAGTTACATGGAATCGTATGCTGTGGGTCAAGGACATGTGGATTTGGCTCAGCATCTGGGACTAGACTGTCCTGTGAGTCTTGCCATTGGTGGTAGTGCAAACAGTCGCATCTTACGAACCACACTCAAACACAGTTACACAGCACCGCCAACATTGTATGTGCTAGGCATGACATTTCTATCAAGATTAGAAATTCCCATATGCGAACCTGAAAACGATTTTGAAGGACGTTGGGTCAATCCACAAAATCAAGAGTTTAGACATCGTTGGCAGTATGATTGGACACATGCTGATTCGAATCAATTTGTAGAAACCAAACTCAAAAGCGAAGTGTTTAGTATTTTAGATCGCACGGAAGATTTAATGTATCGCATGTTGAGTACTGTTGCTGATATAAAAAGTCGAGAACACCGGGTGCTGATGTTTCAGCAGGCTGATAACTTGTATCAATCATATCTAGATGATCCAAGATTGGCGCTGTTTAACCAGCCTGAATTTGTGGGGATGTTTGCCTGGCGTGCCACAGCCTGGCAAGGTGAGCAAGGCGTACAGCCAATGGATTATGGTCCGGGCGCACTGTATGTGCCAGCAGACATGACTCATCCAGCAATTGGACATCACCAAAAGCTAAATGAATATTTGACAAATTACATACAAGAGCATAAAATATTAGCATGAGCTTTGTATGCGATTATTGCAAGAAAACGTTTGCTAGAGAAACGTCAATAGCAGTTCACATGTGTGAACCCAAACGCCGACGACTTGCTCGTGATGAAGCAGGAGTACGCCTGGGATTCCAAGCCTACATCCAATTTTATGAAACCATGCAAGGATCGGCCCGGAACAAAACACATGATGACTTTTGTGATTCACCTTATTACAGGGCATTTGTCAAGTTTGGAAACTATTGTGTAAACACTTATGTGATTGCACCCCCACGTTTTATGACTTGGCTACTGAAAGCACAAAAGAAAATTGATCATTGGTGTAGTGACAAGGTGTACACAGAGTACCTGATAGAATACCTGCGTGTGGAAGCAGTGGATGATGCATTGGCTCGAGCAATAGAACACAGCATACGTTGGGCAGAAGAAACTGGCAATCCACCACACGATTGGATGCGATATGGCAACACCAATAGTCTATGTTATGCTGTCACAGCCGGGCGCATAAGCCCCTGGGTGATCTACAATTCAGAGTCGGGACAAAAGTTTCTCAGCGAACTAAGTACTGAACAAGTGGCCATGATCTGGCCCTATATTGACTCAGACGCCTGGCAAAAAAAGTTTACCAACTACCCAGCGGATCAAGAGTATGTGAAAGATATATTGAACAAGGCAGGATGGTAACATGAGTGCAGATTTTCCTTTGATTTATTGTAACGGTGATAGTTACAGTGCTGACTCCTGTCATCCAACACTAAACAAAAAAACTTACTCACACATAGTAGGCAAACATCTTGATGGATTTGTAATTAATAATTCAGTGCCTGGTAGTTGCAATCGCCGCATTATCAGAACTTCAGTTCATGATTTAGTACACGAAAGAAGATTAAACCCTTATCAACAAATAATTGCATTAATTGGATTGTCATTTGAAATCAGGTCAGAGTTATGGATTGAAAACAAAAAAATATCTACTCCGTCAGAATCAAATTTTGAAAACTTTCATTTCACAAAGGAACTCAACTGGCGAGACATGTTATTTAAAGGCATGGACATAGTGTTAAACAAGCACAGATCCGATCAAGAATTCTTTGACAAAGCCAGTCAAGGTCGTGCATACTACTATAGTCCTTATGCAGAAAGAGCAAATTTGTTGTGTGATTTATTAATGTTTCAATCATTAATGCAACAGTTAAACATTAAGTTTTTAGTATTCCAATCACCAATAGCAGAAAAATTAGAATCAGAATACTTGATAGACTTTTTTAAGTCAAATCTTAATAGCAAAAACTTTTTAGATTTTGAAACGTTTGGATTTGTAAACTGGTGCAATCAACAAGGATTTGAACCTCTAGACTTCAAAGACCGTCCTGAAATTGGTCATTATGGAATTGATGCGCATCGAGCATTTGCGGAGCAAATTTTAATACCACAATTAGAAAAGCTATGAGCGCAGATATTGACATTGACTTTGCCAACAGAGAAACAGTGCTAAAACTGATTCAACATGTGCCTGCACGACAAAGCAATGGACGAAAGCACAACTCGGGTATCTATGTAACAGATATTCCAGCAGATCCCGTCAATCAGTGTGCCGCAATAGATTACGAAGAAGCAGAGCAACGTGGATATTTTAAATTGGACTTTTTGAACATGAGTGTGTATCAGTTGATCAAGGATCCTGCACACTATCAAACAATGCTCACAGCCACGCCACCTTGGGAAAGACTATGGACAGATCATGCCTGGGCCAGTCAACTGGTACACGTGGGAAATTATACAGATTTACTACGAGTAATGAAACCAGATTCAATACCCAGGATGGCTGCTTTTATATCCGTTATTCGCCCAGGCAAAGCACACTTACAAACTCGTCCTTGGACAGAAGTTTTTGCAAGCGTGTGGGATGGAGACGAATCAAAGGGCTACACATTTAAGAAGAGCCATAGTATTTCCTATGCAGCCTTGTTAGCCTTACACATGAACTTGCTTAATCAAGACGCCGTACAAGAGTAATTGATTTTCGCTTGCCTTTTCTGCGCACTATGTCCAACAAACTGCAAGCTGGGCCGTGTAGTATGACTAGATCTTTGTTGACAAAAGTCCGCAAGGTATAACGAAACTGATTCCAATCTCCTCTAAGAAACACATTGATAGGAATTGACCTATTGCTTTCCCACCACCAGGTATTGGCCAGCTCTAAAAACAGCGCCTTAGATTCTTGATCGGTCACTGCCCCAAAGTCGTAGATGGTGGTCACAATATCATCACGATTCTGAACCACTCCTATGTATTCTAAATTAGCATAAAAGCATAAGGTAATAAAGGGGTATTTTTCTGTTAGTTTTTCAAAGATGCTGTTACTCATATGATAATTATACTGTGTGATGAATGTTTTTCCAATTTTAATTCATGTTTACTTATACCAATTTATCACATGGCAACATCTATTTTTTTTTACTATTGAATGACATGTTATGAAAATTTTTGAGTCGATACAAAGCATGCCTCAGTTTGTTGGGCAAGGTGAGGCCATCAGTGAATGGATTGAAGTCACACAAAAAAACATAAATTATTTTGCAGATGCCACAGGCGATCATCAGTGGATTCACACTGATCCTGAGAGAGCCAGGACGGGACCGTTTGGAGAAACAATTGCACATGGCTTTTTTACCTTATCTTTGATATCACAATTTTTTGGCAAAACTTTTAGGATTAAAAATCAAAAAATGGGGATAAATTATGGTGTGAATAAAGTACGTTTTACTGCTCCGGTTTTGATAGGTTCCCAATTGAGAGCAAAATTTTCTTTAAAATCGTGTGTGGCAATTGATAACGGTATGCAAGCAGTTTGGAGTGTCATAGTGGAATGCAATGGCAGGGACAAACCAGTTTGTGTGGCCGAAACAATAACCAGACATTATGCTCAAAACAAATAAGTAATAGATGTATTCAACCACGGCTTATCTATATCAACAACTTGTACGAGTACTTTTGGTAGACACCAGTGGTGGGTATTTTACAGCGAGGTACGATCCTGTGTACGCAAAACAACTGACAATAAACAAGGGAGTGGACAATGTTCTACTTTTTGAATTCATAAATCAAGACCAAAAACCGGTAAACATTGCAGGTTCAAGTTTTGTTTTTCGTGTGGTAAATCAAGCAGGTGATGAACTGCTGGTTACCAAAGACATGGAAATTTTGAGTTCAGCACTGGGAAGAGTCAAAGTGGTGTTGGATTCTGTAGATACTATCAATATACAAGCACAGCCGGCCAGCTACAGCATACAACGCACGGCTGGCAACTATGTGCAGGCAGTGTATGTGGATGCTAACTCACAAGCTCGTGCTGATTGTAACATAGTAGACAGCATATTTCCACAGTTTGTGCCCAGTGCAGTATGTACAGTGCCTGACATGTATGGCAAAAATAACTTTGTGGGCACCGCCCCTACACAATTTCCTGACTGGGCACTTACGCCACAACCGCAGAACTCTATTCAACAAACTGAATTTTACAGCAGTCACATGCCTACCAATGGTGCTAGCCTGACCACAGTGAAGTTTGATTTAGATACCTATACAGGCACAGTAAAAGTGCAGGCTGCAGACAATTATGAATCTGTATGGTATGATGTTACAGAAACACGTGAATACCTGAGTGAAACAGTGACCGATTATTTCAACGTGATTGGATTTCACCCCCTGTTGCGCCTGGCCCTGAACAATTCCATCGGATACGGCGCATCGGGCACGGTTCAGGTCACCAACGGAGTGGTCACTGGTATAAGCATTACCAATGCAGGCTATTACTACAAGGCTCCACCCAGTATTCAAATTCTTGGAACAGGATCTGGTGCTGTTGCTACCTGTACTATTGGTGATGCTGGAGTAATTGCAGGAGTAACCATCGTAAACGGTGGTTCAGGATACGTGCCAATTCAATTCCAAGGTTCGATTGCGGCAACTGCAATATTCACAAACGGCAAGATTGAAAACGTCCAGTATCGTTGATCTAGTGTAACTAATCTGTTATAATCAACAGATGCTAGATATCCTTGCCTACCTACCTGCAAAAAGAAAACCCAGTCCACAGGGCTGGTTGAGTTTCAATGCGGTATGTTGCACTCATAATGGCAACAGTGCCGACCGACGTGGACGTGGTGGTATCAAAGCGACCGAATCGGGTTGGAGTTATCATTGCTTCAATTGCTCATACACAGCCAGTTTTCTTCTAGGCCGTACTGTTAGTTTCAAAGCCAAGAGATTACTAGGGTGGATGGGTGTACCTGACAACGAGATTGACATGCTCAATCTCGAAAGCCTACGTCATCGTAGCATACACGGCATACTAGAAGATCGGCAACGAGTATTCAATGCGTTGAGTGCCATTGAATTTGACGAAGCAGATGACTTTCCTCCGTTCTCGGAAGTGGTCACACCTGAGCATCCGCTGTACTGGGATTACATACGCCGACGCGGCGTGCCTGAAGACTTTCCCATAATGACATCAATTAAAACTGATGGAGTTCATTGGACAAGACCGTTTGTGTTGGTACCGTTTACATATGACAACAAAGTGATAGGTTGGTGTGCTAGATTTTTAGATGACAAAAGTCCAAAGTACATCAATCACTCACAACCGGGCTATGTGTTTGGTACAGATCTACAACATGCAGACTGGCAAAATGTGCTGGTGACAGAAGGCATCTTTGATGCACTCTCAATTGGTGGACTTGCTGTGATGCACAATACCATTAGTGATGCACAAGCAAGATTGATACGCAGTCTTGGACGTGAAGTAACTGTGGTACCAGATCAAGACACAGCAGGTGTAGAGTTAATTGATCGTGCTGTGGAACTGGGTTGGGCGGTGAGCATACCTGAGTGGCCAGAGGGTTGCAAAGATGTTAATGACGCTGTGATAAAACTAGGGCGATTAGGAGCCTTGCTAACTATTATGCAAGCAAGAGAAACTAGTAAAATTAAAATAGAAATAAGGAAACGACAACTTGCTAAAAGAATACGGACTTGATGTCCAAAGACTATTTCTAGAAATGATGCTGGAAGACGCAACAAGTTATGTGCGTGTTCAAAACATTTATAATCCGCAGAACTTTGACCGAAGTCTAAGGCCAGCGGCTGAGTTCATTAAAGAACACACAGATGCTCACAAGACCATGCCTGATAGATCACAGATCTCTGCAACCACAGGGGTCAAACTGCAGCCAGTACCAGACTTGAACGAAGGTCACTACGATTGGTTTATGAGTGAGTTTGAAGCATTTACTCGCCGCCAAGAACTTGAACGTGCAATTTTAAAATCAGCAGACCTGTTAGAGAAGGGCGAATTTGAACCGGTTGAAAAACTCATCAAAGATGCAGTACAAATATCACTCACCAGAGACATGGGCACAGATTATTTTGCAGATCCCGCAGGTCGTATCAATCGATATTTCAACTCAGGTGGTCAGGTCTCAACAGGTTGGCAGCAACTGGATAGATTGTTGTATGGTGGATTCAGTCGTGGTGAACTAAACATTTTTGCCGGTGGATCTGGTTCGGGCAAAAGTTTGGTCATGATGAACATTGCTCTGAACTGGATACAACAAGGCCTGAGTGGTGTTTACATCACACTGGAACTGAGTGAAGAACTCACAAGTTTGCGAACAGATGCCATGTTAACAAACATGAGCACCAAAGACATTCGCAAGGATATAGACACAGCAGAACTCAAAGTTAAACTTGTGGCCAAAAAGTCTGGCAACTATCAAGTGAAAGGCCTGCCAGCACAAAGTAACATCAATGATATTCGTGCGTATTTGAAAGAGTATCAGATTCAAACAGGCAAAAAGGTAGACTTTGTGATGATTGACTACTTGGACTTGCTGATGCCTGTGAGTGCCAAGGTCAGTCCCAACGACTTGTTTGTTAAAGACAAGTATGTGAGTGAAGAATTGCGTAACCTGGCCAAAGAACTTGGGGTACTAATGGTTACTGCATCGCAGTTGAATCGTAGTGCAGTGGAAGAGGTTGAATTTGATCATAGTCATATCTCGGGTGGTATCAGCAAGATTAACACTGCCGACAACGTGTTTGGCATTTTTACAAGTCGTTCTATGAAAGAGCGTGGCAAGTATCAAATTCAATGCATGAAATCGCGTAGTTCAACAGGTGTGGGACAAAAGATTGATTTAGAATACAATATTGAAACCATGCGTATCACAGACGAAGGCGGCGACGAAGGCACAGGCTACAACAAGCCACAAAGCAGTATCATGGACTCAATCAAGGCTCGCAGTCAGGTTAAACCTGCAGAAGGTGACGCCAGTACACCACCTTGGGAAAGAGCCAAGCCCCGAGAAGATTTTGATTTAGAAGCACCCAAGGTCACAGCAGATGTACAAAGTGCAAAACTAAAACAATTATTAGGACAAATTAAATCTCAATGACATGTATTGACATTTATAAAAATATAAACATTGTTGCTAGGCAGAATGTATTAGCAATTTCCCCTTGTTGTATATCTCCTATACGCCCGGCTGAAGTAGTTGATTTTTTAAACAACGAATACCTTGTTAGTCTTCGCAATGAGATATCTACTGGACAGTTACCAACAGCGTGTAGTATTTGTAAAAATGCCGAATCTGCTGGACTAACAAGCCGTCGGCAAGGTAGCAACTCTTGGTACAAAGACCACAACCTTGACAATGTCAAGGTTGAACTAATTCGCATGGATTACTGGACTGGTGACACATGTAATTTGGCTTGTGTAATATGCGGACCGCATAACAGTAGTGTGTGGAAGCAGGAACTTGGACTACCTATAGAATTACAAAAATCAACGGCTAATCAGTTTTGGAAAACTATCGACTTGAGTAATATACAATTCATACATTTCAATGGCGGCGAACCGTTGCTGAGTAAAGAGCATGTGAAATTGTTACAGGCTATTGAGCACAAAAAACAAGTACATTTAAATTACAACACCAACGGGACTATATTACCAAATGAAGAGTTGTTGAATTTGTGGGGGCAATTTAAGTTGGTGCAACTTGATTTCAGTATCGATGACATTGGTGAAAGATTTGAATACCAACGGTTCCCTGCAAAGTGGGCTCAGGTGACAGATAATCTGCATTGGTATATTGATAATGCGCCGCATAATTGTATGTTTGCTACTAATACCTCGGTTGGTATTTTAAATTATGCCACCCAGGACAAATTGCTAACATGGCTGAAACATAATTTTTATACCACAAGATTTACAGACCCGATAGAGCATAGACAACAACTTACTCACGGCATGTTTGCACTAAAAGATGCAGACAAAAGAAAATTCAAAATAATTGCTACCCTAGATTCTATTGATCAACGTCGTGGCACAGATTGGCGTGCCGTATTGCCAGAATTGTCTCAGCAGATATGCAAAGTTCAAAACTAAAACAACTACTGGGTCAGATTAAATCAAATTAAGCGTTCACTGCCTTGATAACAACAAAGTTCAACACAATGGCTTCGCCTAGAGAGCCTGAACTCATGTTGCCTATTGAGATTCTACAACTGCCGGTTGCAACTGCATCGCACTGAACAATGTATGCACCAGCGGTGGCTCCAGACCCGATACAAACCATCACAACATCTGTGGCAGCAATCACACTATTGGTCAATGTAAAACTGACTTCTGCGGCTGCACTCAAACTGGCGTTGTTCATGGTAATTTGACCGCAACGCTTGTTGAGTGTGACACCAGTTGCTTTACTAGTGATCTGGGTAACAGCACCGCCTGTGCCTGTTGAATAACCAACAGCAGATTCGGTGCTACCCAGCAGTGGTCGATTTAGATCATAGATAGTAATAGTGGTACCACCATCCACAGTTGAAAATTCAAATTGATATGTACCTGTGGCTGCAAAAGTAATCACATTTGATGCATAACCTTGAAGGCCTGTGGTTCCCAGCGTCACAGCTGCAGGCAAGGTTAGTGTGTATGCAGTATTTGTTACATTTACAGCAATCTGTATGATGCCTTGACCCCCACTGACAGGAAAGTTATTGAAATTTAAACTGATTGAACCAGTGGTTGAAATATACTGATATTGACCGGCGCTGTAGTCAATGGCTATGGACCCAGAAGTTGCTGCATTTTGCAAAAAAGTATAACTGACATCTTGTAATTTAACGGCGTATATCAAATTATCCGCCATGTTGTTGTTTAGAGTGGTGCCTGCTAGAGCAGCTTTGAAAATACCATTGTTTTGTAAGTCGGTGATTTCAGTTTCGGCATAACTAAAATTGGTTTTAATATTGGTAAAATTATCTCGGAACCCCTGTGTGTTGTTGGGTTGGCCAGCCACTGGATAGGTGCCGTCTACGTTGTTTGGGTTGATTTGACTTGTCATAGGTATTCCTGTATAGTAGATATTTATTTGAACTTGATATACACTAAATAATCCAAAGGCCCAGATCGAATGCAGAAAAAGACCCGTAGTTTACTAGAAGAACTAGACTCGTTGTATGTAGAGCGTGATCGTCGCCTGATAATTGAAAC